CTGAACCCCACCCGCGCCAAGAACCGCGCCATCCACCAACTCGAAGCCATGGGCTACACCGTCACCCTCGACACCGCCAACTGAGACACCACCACCCCCAACACGAGGGAATCTTCGCGTCAGGAGGGTGGGGCAGGTGGGGCTTGAACCCACGACCGACGGATTATGAGTCCGCTGCTCTGACCGGCTGAGCTACTGCCCCAAGCACAAACCCGCTGGTCACAGCCTTAGGGCGTATGCTGTCGGTAGGCTACATACGACGGGTTAGGCTGTCGTATTGGCTGTCACGACAGGAGCAGTCTAATGGCGGGACGGCGCACGAAGGGCGAGGGGTCGATCTACCAGCGCGAGAGCGACGGCCGCTGGGTCGGGGTCGTGGACCTCGGCTGGGTCGGCGGGAAGCGTCTGCGCAGGACCGTCACGGCGCACACGCTGCGTGAGTTGCGACCCAAGCTGAAGGCGCTCAAGTCCCAGATCGAGTCCGGGGTCATGTCGGACGACTCCACGGTGGAGCAGTGGCTCCGCTACTGGCTCACGGAGGTCGCCCCGCACCGGGTCCGGCCGCGGACGCTGATGGGATATCGCGGCTATGTCGACACCTGGCTCATCCCGCACCTCGGTAAGCGGAAGCTGACGGCACTCAAGCCGGACCACGTCCGTGCGCTACACAAGGTCATGGCCGAAGCCGGGAGGTCGGACGCCACAAGACGACAGGCGCACATGATCCTCAGGCGCGCGCTCGTCGTCGCCGAACGGGAGGGACGGATTGTCCACAACCCCGCCGCGCTCGTTGACGCCCCGCCCGTGGGGAAGGTGAAGCACGACTACCTTGACCCTGATGAGGCACGGGCGGTCCTCGCGCACTCGCTCGACGTGTCCGACCGGGCGCGGCTCATGGTGTCGTTGCTCATGGGTCTGCGGCAGGGTGAGGCGCTGGGCCTGCAATGGCAGGACGTGGACCTACGGGAGGGCGTCGCGTACGTCCACCAGGCGTTGACGCGGCAGCGTGGCGTAGGGCTCGTCCTGGGGCCGGTCAAGTCCGACGCCTCGACGCGCTACGTTCCAATCATCCCGCCCGTGGCTGAGGTGCTGGCTGAGTACCGGCAAGCCGTCGGCGGCGTTGGGTTCGTGTTCGGTGGCGAGCACCCGACCGACTCGCGCCGGGACTGGCAGATATGGAAGGACGCGCTCGCTCGCGCGGGGGTCAAGGACGTTCCGTTGCACGGGGCGCGGGCGTCGGCGGCGTCGCTGCTCAACGAGCTGGGAGTCTCGCCGCGGGTCATCGCGGACATCCTCGGGCATGCCCAGGTGACGACGACGACAACACACTATGTGCGCTCGCGGGTGACTCAGCGGCGTGAAGCGCTCGAAGCGGCCGGCGCACGCATCCTGCCGTGAAGGCGGATGTTAATCGAACCCGATCGCCTCCGCGCGTGTTAGGGGAGAATCCGCAGGTCGGCGGCCTTCGCTCGCTGCTGCGTGGCTCCGTTCGCCGCGCTCGCCAGCGCCAGAGTGTGCCCTCAGGGAACACGTCCTTCAGTGACACACTTCGGCTGGAAGTTCCGTCACCCGTGCGTCAGCACGACGAAAACCCGCCCGCTCGACCAAGCCAGGGGCGGCTGGGAGCGGGCGGGCGTAGAGGGGTCAGGCGATCAGGAGACGTCGATCGGGATCTCGGGATAGCAGGGCACGATCTGCCCGTCGGCGAGGGTGACGATCGGCTCACCCATCCGTCGGCCGACGGCGAGTTTCACGTCGCCGGCGAGGGGGGTGGCTAGGGAGCCGCAGAATCGGGCGGTGGTGCGCGCGGTCTGCGTCCACGTCCCGCTGGCGGCGACGGGGGTGCCCTGCCACGCCATCGCGTAGGGGGTGCCGTCGATGGCCAGGACGACCGTGCTGCCGGTCGGGTCGAACGTGAGGGTGGCGTCCCACGAAATGTTGAGCCGGGCGTCCTCGTCGATTCTCACCGGAGGCCTCCTTGGGTCGTGTAGGTGCGTAGCGGTCCGCCCGTGCCCGGGGCGGTCAGCCGCCCGGCGGCCTGCTCGGTGCGGACCCCCCCGCCGGCCTGGGCGGCGCGGAGGGCGCCGCGGACGGTGTGGACCCACAGCGGCCCGGTGGCCTTGCCGTAGATGATGGTGGTCGGGTTGCCGTAGGCCGCGCCTGCAGCGGTCAGGTCGAGCTGCGCGGCGGCCGTGGCGCGTGCCGTGGCGATGGCGTAGGCGGTCAGCGTGAGCAGCGCGTTGGCGAGGGCGTTGACCCCGGCGGTGCCGCTGCCGGTGAGGGCGATGGCGGCGTTGCTGGTGGCGAGCGCCCCAGCCTGAGCCGTGCCGGCCAGGGTGAGGGAGGCGGTGCCGGTGGCGGAGGTGACGGACGCGGCGGCTCCGGTCGCGGTGAGCCCGACGGTCGCGATCGAGGTCGCTGGGGCGCCGCTACTCGCGGCGGCGGCCAGGGCGACCGCGGCGCTCGAGGTGGCGCCAGCTACGGTCGCCCCGGTGGCCGTGATCGCCAGCGTGGCCACCGAACCGGTCAGGCTGCCGGTGGTGCCGCCGGCGGTGACCGTGAGGGCAGCACCGCCGGTGGGCGCTCCGACAGCGGAGGCCGACCCCGCGGCGGTGAGCGCAAGCGTCGCGGTCCCGGTTGCGGCGGTCTGCGCCGTGCTACTGGCCGCTAGCGTCATAGCTGCGGCGGCGGTCGTGCCAGCAGACGACGTGCCTGCCGCGGCTAGGGCGAGCGGGGCCGCCGAGGTCGCCTGAGCGGTAGCGCCAGCGCCAGCGGTCAGCGTGAGCGCGGCGGGTCCGGCGACGGTGGGGTTGGTCTGCGCGGTTGCGGTGAGCGCCAGGGCGGCGGCGCCGGACGGCTGGACGGTAGACGCTCCGGTCGCGGTGAGCGTCAGTGCCGCGGGCGCCGAGGTCGGCGCGACAGTCGCCCCGGTCGAGGTCAGCACCAGGGAGGCGCTCGAGGTGACCGAAGGGGGGGCGTTCCCGGCAGCGGTCAGGGTCACGGCAGCGGATGAGGTGACGCCGGCTGCGGTCGCCCCGTTGGCGGTCAAGGCGAGTGCGGCCGGGGCGGTGGCGGGGGCAGCAGCGGCACCAGTGGCGTTCAGGCCCAGCGCGGCCGTCCCGGTCGCGGCGCCGACGGACCCCGCGGTGCCTGCGGCGGTGAGTGTCAGCGAGGCCGGTGCGGTGGCGGATGCAGCAGTCGCGCTGGTGGCCGCCAAGGCGACCGCGGCGCTGGCCGTCGTCGTGGTGCCAGCCGCGCCAGTAGCGGTCAACGCCAGCGCGGCGGGTCCGGCGGTGGACGTACCCGCCGACCCGGAGGCCGTCAGGGCGAGGGCGGCGGGCGAGGCGGGGAGGTTGGCCGCAGCCGCCGCGCCTCCTGACAGGGCGACGACTGCGGAGCTTGTGGGGGTGGCCGCCGATGAGCCGGACGCGACAAGGGCTACCGCCGCGGGTGCAGTGGCGGGTGCAGCGGTGGTGCCTGCCGCGGCCAGTCGCAGCGAAGCGGCCGAGGCGGTGGCCGCACCCGCGGCGCCTGCCGCTGTCAGGCCGAGGGTGGCCGCGCCGGTGGTGGCTGCCACCGAGGACGTGGTTCCGGTGGCCGTGAGCGCGAGCGAGGCGGTGCCAGTGACCCGCCCAGAGATGGACCCCGCTGCGGTCAGGGTCAACGCCGCCGACCCAGATGCCGGGGTCGACGTCACCGCAGTCCCGGCCGTGTAGTGCGCCGACACCCGAGCAGCCGTCAGCGCGGCGGCGTAGACCGCTACTTCATCGAGGCTCCCGATCCAGTTCTCGCCCTGGACACCGGACGCGCCGTTCGAGCCGATTTTGACCGGCGTCACCCCGTTGAGCCGGACGTAACCGTTGCCGCCGCCGAGCGCGGCCGACGCGATCTGCACGCCGTCGAGGTAGAGGCGAATCGTGGTGCCGTCGTACGTCCCGACCACGTGATGCCACAAGCCGTCATTGCGTGGCGTAGTCGACACCGCGCCAGCCAGCGCAGGAGGGGAGGTCGCACCATTCCACACGTAGAAGACGGGTGCGCTGCTGTCGAGGCGAAGAGTCCAACCAGACGCGCTGCCCGAGGAGTTGCCGTCATACTCCGCACACATCGTCAGCGGGTTCGCCACTGTCGATGTGGTCTTGAACCACGCCTCCACCGAGATGTAGGTCGTAAAAGCCAGCGAAGAGGCTTCGCCGTTCTGGGCGCCGGACAACGTGACCGACTTGCCGCTGATCGTCCCAGCCGGCGGCTGCCCGAGCGTCGGCGACCCCGTAATCGTCGCGTTCGCGGCAGCAGAGCCGGAGTCGACCCACGTCGTCCCGGACGTCTCGTCCAGGTGGTAGTACCGGACGGGGGAGTCGGCGAGGACGGTGGACTGGTACGTCACGCAGACACCCCTATCGGTTCACCTGGAACCCCCCGGTTATCTCAGGCGCTCAGCGCGAACGCTCCAGCAGCAGCCGTAACCGATGCAGCCGTCACGCTGCTGCTGAGGGCGCCGCTGATCCCGAACGTGCCCGCGGTGACGGCCGACCATGTCGAGAAGTGCGTGTTCGCCACTCCTGCAGCCGGGGCGTACGTCAACGCGGCAGAGTTCGTCTTCTGCCGGTTCGCCGCGTTGTTCCAACTCGTCGCCTGCCGGGCGCTAGCCGACTCGGACGCACCGGTCGTGCCAGGGTCGGCAGTGTTCAGGTTGGTGAACGCGAGCACGTTGACCGGGGTGCCCGGCAACGCGCCGGTGCCCGCATCGAGTGCCTGGTTCGCGTAGGTGACGGAATAACCCGGCATGGCGGTCAGCCCTTCTTCTTGGTGAGGTCGAGGTTCCTGAGCGACTGCGCCTCATCGTGGGTGATGTCGGGCAGCGCCTCGGAGTCGTGGGCCATCCGGGAGGCGACAAGCGCCACCTCCTTGGCGTGCTCGTGGCTGTCTACCTCGATGGCGATATGAGAGGCAGGACCCAGGTCGTAGGTGGTGCCGTCCTGGGTGGTGACCTCGCCCGTGAGGCCGCCGGGGAGTAGGACGACGTGGCCGTCCGACTCGATCGTGCCGGGGGTGATCTTGAGGGTCATGGTTGCTCCTTCATGGGCGTTGTGACTTCTTGGTGGACGAGCTTGGCCGCGAAGAACGCGGTCGGGTCGGTGGCGATGTGCCAGAGCGGGCCGACGTGCCCGCGGGACCACCGCCCGACCCAGCGGCGTTCGAACTTCGACGGCAAACCGATCTGGATCTGCACGCCGTCGTGGACGATCCGTTCTGCGACCGTCGCAATCGACCGGCCGCAGTGGAGGCACACTATCCACGACGGATGCTGCACGATCACGGTCTTCCCTCATCCCCGCCGTGAGGCCTTCACGGCCGGATCAGCGCTAGCAAATCTTGGGGACTGACGTCTCCGGGAACGCGTCCGTCAGCGAACAGGGCCACCCCGGCCGAGGCGTAGGCGGTGTCCGCCAACTGGCTGCACATCAGCCGGTCGCGACGGTTCAGCCGCCGCCGGACAGCCTCGGGGACGTGCCAGCCGAGGGTGTCCGTGAGTCCGATGGCAGCGCAGTCAACCCACGAGTACGGCGTCCCGACAAGGGCGCGGGCGGCGGCGGCTATAGCCTCGCCCCGTCCGGCAGTGAGGCCAGGCCCCGACCACAACGCGCCGGGGTACAGAGAGGCGTGGGCGAGTCGGGCGCCGGCGGGTTGGGCCTCGACGATGAGGCCGTCCCCGACGTAGACGAACGCGTGATTGACCGTCGAACGCGTGATGATGCGGATGCCGAGCCCGGCCCAGCCATTCGTGCGAACGACGCCGAACTCCCCGAGGTCAGGCATCATGGCTTCGGGTCGATGAGGCCTTGGATGTACTGTGACGCCTCCCAATCCGCGTGTGCGGCGGTGTGTGCGCCAGCCGCGCCGCGGTGATGGTAAGCGCACAGCCAACGGAAGTTCGCCTCCGACTCGATCCACTTGCCGACCGCCTCTGGATCGGAGATCCCTGGGTAGTCGTGCTCCAGCGCCTTCAGGTCGACCCCGTTCTGAAGGGAGAACTCCACGTGTGCGTGATGCAACTCAAGCGGTCCGTCACTGCAGTGGTCGACTCCGACCCTGTCGCCGATGAAGCACGTGGCGGTCTTGGAGTACTTGCGGTGGTAGGCGTTGAAGTCCACGTAGTGCGGATCATCCTTCCTCGCCGGGTGGGCTGGGAAGTGCATCAGGTACTTGTGGCCCTGCGCCGCGGAGTGGGCGGCGACCTGCTGCGCCGGTGTGGGACCCGATACCGGCTCGACCTTGACTACAGACTCGTCTGCCATGGTCAGACCGCCGGGGGTGTGACCGGCGGCGCGGGAACCGCCGCAGCCGCGGACTCCGTCGACGCTGCAGCGGGCTCCGCGGCTGCCGACGCGGGCTGACCGTGCAGGTCCGGGCGGGGCGTGTGCGGCGCGGCGTACCCGGCGACCGCGGCACCGAGGATGCCGACGACGATGACGAGCAGCGCGCCGACCGGCTCGGGCACGGCGGCGGCGGCGGTGGCAGCGTGTCCGGCGTCAGCGGGGGCACCCCACACGGTTGCCCCGAGGGCCCAGAGCAGGAACGTGCCGACGGCGGCGCCGAGCCCGGACCCGGCTGCGGCGGCGATGACCTTCGCTTCGATAGTGGCGGTGGTGCTCATGGCGTGGTGACTCCTTCGTGGGCGAGTTTGGTTGCGTAGAACGATTTCGGATCACGCGCCGTGGTGTGCCAGAGCGGGCCGACGTGCCCGCGCGACCATCGGCCGACCCACCGGCGCTCGAGCTTGGACGGCAGGCCCATGCGGACGAACACGCCGTCGTGGGTGATGATCTCCGCGACCGTGCGGATGGAACGGCCGCAGTGGAGGCACACCACCCACGACGGCCGCTGGACGATCACGGGTATCAGCCCGCCGTCAGGACGCCGTGCTGTAGGAAGCCGTGGTAGTCCCCGGCGAGGATGGAACCTGCCCCTGCGGCGCAGGTGTCACCGTTCTTGTCGACAGTCAGGCGGCACTCTCGCGGGTCGCCGTGGCGGACCCAGCAAGCGTGTGTCTCGCCCTTGCGTGTGCAGTTGGACGACTCGGCGTCAACGCTCCAGTCGCGGCCGTTCGGGCAGCGCACGACGAGCGCAACCCCGTCCGACCCCCGGAAGGACTCCGGCATCCACCATGCGTCCCACGTCGAGCCCGGGGGCGCGGTGCGAAGCGTCACCCTCTCGCCGTTGTCCGAACGCTTGTAGAGACTGTCTGACCAGTCCTGCCAGCGGTCCTCGTCGGTGAAGGTGTAGCCGCAACCCTTCTCGCATGTGGTAGGCCAGCGAGGGTCGTCGTGAGGTCTCGGCTCGACAGCGGTACGGGAACCGCGCCCATCCCGAGCGTCGAGGGTCGTGCCGATGATGACGAGTGCCGAGTGGTAGCCCGCCGTGCAGTCGAAGCCGCCCCCCCCCGGCGAGTGGTAGCGCCGCAGCCCTACCTCAACCGTCCCCGTCGGCTCCAGCCAAATCGTCTGAGTCGCGGGATACATCAGTGCCGCCCGGTTGGGAACAGCGCGGCGGCGAGCAGGGCAGCCATCAGCAGGGCGAACCCGACCCACTCGAGGACGCTCATGGCTTCCCGAGGACCTTCGCCTGGATCGCGTCGAGCTCCTGCTGCTTGCGGGCCAGGTCGGCTCGGAGGTCCTTGTTGAGGGCGTCGAACTTTGCGTCCATCGCCTTGCACCACGCGCGCAGGTCGGTGTTGAGGGCGTCGAAGTTGGGCTCGAAGTTGGGTGAAACAGCCATGTCGTTCGCTCCTTGGTAGCTTTCCCACGTCACTCCGACGTGGTTGCGGGCGCCGTCGTCGGCGCCGCGACCGGCGAGGCCGTTACGTCCGGCGAGGTATTCCTGAACCTGCCATGCGGCGGTGCCGACGACAGGGTTGTCGATCCCGGACAGGTCCGAGCAGCCGACGGAGATGGCGTGGACGTGCGGCGTGAACCCCTGCGCCGGGGTTCGGCGTGACGCTGCGAAACCGACGCTGCGCATCACGTCCACGATCGTGTCGATGTCCGCGTCGGACAGGCCGCCGACCTTGATGTCGACGGCGCCGCCGCCGGAGTGGGTCGACGCGGACGCGGCGACCGCCGATGAGTACGACCCTTGCGCGGGCCAGAACGGGATGTGCGGCATGAGGCGGTTCGCCTCGTCGAGCTGCGCCGCGGTGCGGGCGTCCACAGGGACGCCGCGCCAATCTACGGTCACTTCCCGAGGACCTTCGCCTGGATCGCGTCGAGCTCCTGCTGCTTGCGGGCCAGGTCGGCTCGGAGGTCCTTGTTGAGGGCGTCGAACTTTGCGTCCATCGCCTTGCACCACGCGCGCAGGTCGGTGTTGAGGGCGTCGAAGTTGGGCTCGAAGTTGGGTGAAACAGCCATGTCATCTCCAGGGGGTGTCGGTGCGGGTGCGGGTGGTGCGGGTGGTGCTGGGACAGCGAAGTCGGCCCACGTCGAGGCGTCGCCGTAGAACGTGTTTTGGTCGATGCCGCCCTGGTCGGTGTGCTGCCAAGCGGCCATGACGAACCCGTAGGCGCTGCCCGCTGCGCCGGTGTAGCAGGCTTTCCACAGCGGCAGCTCGGCCCTCATCGCGTCGCAGTCGGCTTGACTTCCAGCGCGGATCGAGCGGGAAGCCATGTCGTCGTTCAGGTACAACCAGCAGCGCGCACCCGTCGCGGCGTGGACGCGGCGGCAGAACTCGAGAATCCACGTCGCGTACGCGGAGTCGGCGCCGGCCTGGCCGTAGGGCTCGAAGTCGAGAACCATGACGTCGCCGGGTTGCGCGGACGCGTGCTGCACAAAGAAGTCAGCCTCAACGGTGGCGCTGTTGTTGATGTGCGCGTAGTGGTAGTGCCCGACCAGCTTTCCCGCCGAGCGTGCCTGCGCCACGAACGAGTCGTGGTCGCCGTCAACGAACCTGAGCCCCTCGGTGGTCTTGCAGATCACGAAGTCCCCGGTCAGAGCGCGGCCGATGATGCCGCTCCCGTTGACGTTCGCGATGTCGAATCCTTGCATCATGATGTTGCCTTTCTGGTCCATGAGGTCACCGGCGCTCCCCGCTGGAGCAGCAGCAGAAGATCACCCGGAGAAAACGGCCGCCCGCCGTCTGGGAGAGTCACGGCTTTGCCTGCAGGAACGAGAACAGGACGTTGACCAGGATCGACAGGACCGGGAGCGCGACGACGATGATGACCTGGAAGGTCTGACTCCGGGACCGCATTGACGCCAGCTCTTCCGCCTGCTTCTGGCGTGCGTCGTCCGCAACATCGAGCTTCGCGTTGACGGCGTTGATCTGGGTTCCCACCTCGTTCCGGTTGGGGAACGCCTGCATTTCGAGCCGGAGCTCCTCGCGGGCTCTCTCGGTCTCAGCGACCCTCTTGCTGATCGCGTCGGCGGCCACCTCGAAGCGGGACTGCCGGGCGAGGGCGACAGTTTCCGCCTCGCTACGGGTTACGAACGACGCAGCCTGCTCCTTGAGCTGCTCCCGAAACTGGTTCATCGCCGACAGGCGGGTGTCCATCGCCCCCTCCGACTTCACCAGCCACTCCTTCTCCAGCCGGTGCACCCGCTCGTGCGCCTCGTGAGCCCGGTCGTGGTTCATGGCGTGCAAGGTGGCGCCCGACTCAACCACTTGCAGGGCGATTCGCACCGCCTCCTTCTGCGCCTCCAACGCCTGCTTCTGCGCCTCCAGTGCCGCGCTCAACGCCGTCTTCTGCGCCTCCAGAGCGATCCGCACCGCCTCCGCGGACACCGCGTCGGACAGGCTGCTCGCCGCGCCCTGGGCGTCGATACGCTGCTCCAGGAAGGTCCGCAGCGACACCTCGTCGGGCTCTGTCATTTTGGGCCTCCAAGTTCCGGGGTGTACGTCAGGCGAGCTCGTATTCGCCGGACGCGGTCAAGGTGCCGTTGACCTGGATGGGGTAGTTGAACGCCGTCCCGGTGACGAGGGGGACACCGGTGCCAGCCGACGACCCGTCGGACGTGTCCTGGAAGTACGTCTGCGCGCAGTTGGTGTTGGAGCGTGGGAAGTGCAGCACGCCCGTGTTCTGGCCGGCCCCGACCGACCAGAACCCCAGCCAGTTGTCGGAGGTGTTAGGCACGAACAGGCCGCACGGCCCGGTCTGGTTCAACGTGGAGATGTTCGCGGCCGGTAGTCCTGGCGGGAACTGGAACACCAGCGACCCGCCCGGGCCGGACACGGAGGACCCGAAGTTCCAGGTGCATTGGAAGTCGACCTTCTTACCGGTCAGCCGGTAACGGCCGATCTGCGACGACCCGGTGCCGAGGGTGAACGCCACCCCGGTGCCGGACTGCAATACCGGGGTCCACGTGTCCCACCCCGTCGGGTTCATCATGTCCGCCCACGCTGCCAAAACGGCGTCGTAGTAGACGAACTTCCCCGGCGAGATCAGCCACGCCACCTGCCCGCCGACCGGGGACGTGATCTTCCCGTCCCGGTCTGACGCTGACGCGAACCGGCCGACGAACATCGTCTCCGCGTTGCTGAACGCGGTCATCAGGTCGGCGGGGACTTGGTCTGTGGCCCCGGCCGCTGGGATCGGGACGCCCGTGATCGGGGTGTTCGGCATGCGTGCTCCTCAGCCTCAGTTGTCGGCGGCGAGCCCGGCGCGGATGAGACCGGCGCGGAGCGTGTTGATCAGGATGAGCAGGGACGGCAGGTCCGTCGCCGCAGGCGGCATGACGACACGACCCCGGCCGCGCAGCTGCACGCGGGCGGCGCCGTCGCCGAAGTCCAGCCACAGGCTGTCCACGCCGTCGGGGCCCTGGAACGGGCGCAGGACGCCGCTCCCGTCGAGCACGACCGGCGCCGGGTCGCCAGCGAACGGCAGCAGGTCCGTCACCTGTGTCTTCCCGGTGCGGGTCGTCCACGCGGTGGCCCTGGCTCCGAGCGGCCCGGACACCACCGAGGAGCCCTTGCTGTCGTCCGGGCCGTCGACGACGTTGCCGCCGAACCAGACCCTCACTGGATGAACCGTCCGTCGAACGAGGACGCGAAGTCCGGCTGGACGTAGGTGCCGGTGGCGGCGGACAGATACCAGAGGACCTCGACGTAGTCACCGGCGGCGACAGTAATCAGCTTCGCCGGAGTCGCGAAGGCACCGGGCGCCCCGGACGGCTTCGTCACAACGGACCCCTTCACCTTGACCCCGTTCACCGCGAGACACACCCCACCGGTGCCGGTGCCGTCGATGGCGACGACTCCCTGGAACTGCCAGGTCCCGCCGCGGTCTGCCGGGATGGTGTACCGGGACGGGTTCACCGTGTTGCTGTGCCCGCCGTGAGTGTCGATCAGCGCGGCGTCGAACAGGACCGGCGTCCACGTGTTCAACGCCACCCCCGTCTGCGGGGTGTTCTGGGTCGCGGAGAACACCGGCGGCGGGGAAGCCGCCGCGAGCATGGTCTCCACGTATGGCTGCGACCCCAACCACGACACGATCACCGAGTCGCCGACCTGCGGCTTGTACCACGGCGGGAACGGCAGACCAGGCACCGTGGCACCTAACGCGAGGACGTCGACCAGGGCGCCGTTGACAGCCTGGACGTACCCCGACGCGCGGGGGTGGTCGCTCACGACAGGTTTCCCCCGTACAGGTGCTGCCGACGCCGTCGGACGTACTTGACCACCGCGAGAGTGCTCCGCGTTTGGGCGGTCATCACCCCGGCCGCGTCAAGCGGGATCGTGATCGAGTCCTGCAAGTGCCGCTCGGCGATCCTGGTGTCGGGATGGATGACCTGCACCACGTCCCCCGGTTCCAGCGCCGGGTTCACCAGCGTCGAGTAGTTGATACTCCTGGCGGCGCCGGTGTTGTTCACCAGCATCGCCCGCGCGGCGTTGTTCGCCTGGTCCTTGTCCGCGAACAAGGCACTGTCGTAGAACCCGACGACCTTCCCGAACGGGCCACCCCAGAACGTCGGCGACGTCGGGTCGTCGTCGGTGACCAGGTTGGAAATGATCGTCGCGCCGCCAGCGGTCGTCGTGGACCCGCGGGCGACGATCCCGTTGAACACTTGATCCCGGGTCAGGTCGTGCCGCGCCCCGATCAGAACCCCGCCGAGGCCGCCGGTGACGGTGAACACGGGCGGGTCGTTCGGCGACGGCTGCGGCTGGATGATGAAGTCGCCGTAAGGGTCTGCGAACACCTCGCACCCCAAGCTCGACACCAGGTCGATGAGCGCCTGGGTCCGGGACTGCGGCCACGTCACCCTGGGCAGGGAGGCGTCGATCACGTCCGGGTCGACCCGGACCTCAGCCCACGGCACCACCTCCAGCAGCAGTGCCTTGATCTGCTCCACCGCGGACGCCGCCGGCGGCGACGTCCGCGGGAACGGGAACCTTGTCTCCTCGACCCGCTTGAACCGGTCGATCCCGGTCACCGCGATCCCCTTGAACACGCCATCGTCGAAGGTCACCGTCCGGATACCGAACGTCCCGACACAGATCAGCTCCGGGCCGTTGACTGTCACCGCGCCACGCCAAAGCCTGAGCTCGTTGCCATACGGCGCGAGGAGGTCACCAGGTGCGCCAGTCGGGATGTATGCCGGGTCGCCGATGGTGACAGCGGCGGTGCGGCGCGCCAGCTGGGTACGGTTCGCGGTGACGCTGCCGGCCGTGACCGGCAACCCCCGCGCGACCGTCTTGCCGTTGCGGACGATGTCTGCCCGCACGACCAACTGGTGCGAACGGGCGACGGTCGCATCGAACACCGCCGACCGGGGCTGCATCAGCGGCTCAAGTAGGTGCCGGTGCGGCTGGCGTACAACGGCCACGCCGCGGACGAGTCGGCGTACGTGTGACCCGGGACCGACACCCGGGAGCCGACCACGGACGGACGGGCGACCTGCGTCAACGGCAGCATCCACGTCCGCCACGTCTCGGTAGCCTTGTTCACCGGACGCTTCCGACCCACGGCGCCGACGGTGACGTACCGGTCCGCGGTGCCGTACCCGGGCATCTGGAGCAGGTAGGGGCCGGGGGAAGCCAGCAGCGCCGTCAACGCCGCCTCAGCTGCGGGGGACTGGGTGAGCACCTCGAGGGCGCCGCTCTCATATTGGCGCACGTCCTGCACGACGATCGGGTCGGCGCGGCCGATGACCCGCAGCACCCCCTCCGGTATCGGCGCGGTCCAGTCGGGGATTATCACGGTCTTCACGTTCACCGACAGGCTCGGGGTGGTCAGTGACTTGATCCATGTGGCGAACCCGAAGACAGGGTTGGCAACCGTGATCGCGGCGACTGCCGATGACGCCAGCAAGACTCCGGCAACGTCGTACGCGGTCGCGACGTAGGACTGGGCGACGCCGAACGGTGCTTCGTGGTCGGCGCCGCCCGCGACAGCGCCCGGGGCCACGGCCCGCGACAATCCGCGGACCACCCGCCCGGTCAGGCTTTCGGTGACGGTGACCGTGGACACGCCTGCGAACGACGCCGCCAACGGCGAACCAGCCGTGGCGAAGTCGACCGCGACCCGGACCGTCGTCAGATCCGGCAAGATGGTGACGGTGACAACGCCATCCGATGATGTGGGCACTATTGGTCAGCTCCTCATCGGATGGCGACGGACGAACCGGCGGCGGCGGTGAGTTGGGCTGCCCGGTCAGCGCGGGCGATCTCCCCGCGCATCGTCCCGATCAGCACACCGGACACGTCGTACAGGTGGAACGTGCCGCCGCCGCTCATCTCCTGCTCAGCGGTGCGGACCCGCTCCGGTTTCCCGGTGCCGTTGTACGCCGTCGTGAAACCCGGTTGCAGCCACCCGCCGGTGTCGAACTTCACCACACCACCGTCGGCGTACCCACCGGGCCGGTTGAACGCCGACGCGAGGGAGCCGTAGTTGCCGATGGCGTACCTCATCGACCCGGTGATGTTCGCGTCCGGGTCCCAAATGTTGTTGGCCAGCGACGAGTCCCGCCACCTTTGGAAGGTGGGGTCGATCATCTGCATGAGCCCCTTCGACGGGGTCCCCGCCTTGGCGTTGGAGTCCCACAGGTTGATCGCGTTCGGGTTCCCGCCGGACTCCTGCTGCATCCGCTGCAACGTGGTGTTCATCAGCGACGACGGCTGCCCGGTCCGGCCAAGCGCCGCCATCACGTTGTTCGCCCACTGCAACACGCCCGCGCTCGGGTTGTAAGCGACGTTCCCGGACCCGGACCCAGCCGCGACGGCGGCGACACTGCCGCCGGGGATCGCCCACCCGAGATACTTCGCGCCCCACTGCGACATGGGCATGTTGAAGTCGACCTGTCCGAGCTTGTCCCGGACCGGGAGGTCTGTTGACACGATCGAGTTCTGTCCGACGGCGAGGTCGACGTGACCAGCCGGGTTCCCCGTGGTGTAGAACAGCGCGGCACCAGCGGGTGGGTTCGTGTCGGAGTGTTTCTCCGGCGCGGCGTTCCACGCGTCGATCGCCCTAGGCAGCCCCAACCAGTTGACCTTGTGACCCCACGCCGCGTTCACGAACGCGAGGCACTTGTCGAGCCACCCGCTGGAGCCGACATGACCGAGGGCCCACTGCACGGCCGACGACGAGCCGGCCCCGTCGGACGCGGTCGACGACGCCCCGTTCTGGCTCATGGCGGCGAGGGCGTCCTTGACCTGCTGCGCGAGTGCCTCACCAGCTTGGGTGAGGACGGCGCCCGCAATCTGCGGGAACGGACCCGACCCGATCCCGGACACGATCGAGGCAACGATCTTCTTGATGGCGTCGAGCGGGTTCGACGTGGCCGCCGCGGCGATGGTCGCGACCGGGTTGGCCGTCTGGGTCGCCGCGACACCCAAGCCGGTCTTGATGGCGTCCCACACGCTGCCACCGTCCGCGTAGCCGCGAACCAGGCCACCGTCCGCGCGACCGAGGACGCCGCCGCGCAGACTCTCGAGGAGCTGGTCGCCGCCCTGCGCCCGTAGCGCGTTCGTCGCCTTGACGGGCAGGACGAACTCACCCGCGGTCAGCCAGGCCGGGATGTTGTCAGCCCGGTCGTGCGGTGAGTAGCCACCGACGGGACCGCCGGCGGCGTGGCGCGCCGCGCCGGTCGGGATACTCGCCAGACCGCCGTCGGCGAACTTGACCGTGTCGATCTTGATGCCGACATGCATGTTCTCGAACAGGGTGTTCAGCGGGGTGATGAAGTGGTCGTTGACGAACGTCAGGATCTCGTTCAGCGGCCCCTTGACCTTCTCGACGATGCCGTGCCAGATACCGGAGATGCCGTCGACAATGCCGGTCCACCAACTGGTGGCGTTCGCGCTGATCGTCGACCAGGTGCTGAACAGGAAGTTCCGGGTCGCGTCGCCGACCTCGATGACCTTGTTCCGGATGCCATCGTTTACGTCGATGATCTTCTGCCGGATGCCGTCGTTGACCTCGAAGATCTTGTTCCGGATCGCGTCGTTGACGTCGATGATCTTCTGCCGCATCGCGTCGTTGACCTCGTAGACCTTCGCGCGGTTCGCGTCGCCGACCTCAATGACCTTGGCGCGGATCGCGTCGTTGACCTCGATGACCTTGTCGCGGATCTTGTCGTTGTTCTCGCCAACGATGCGGAGAATGTCGTGCCAGACCTCGATCATCTTGTTACGGATAGCGTCGTTGTTCTCGCCGAGGATCGTGAAAGTCCGCCGGCCTAGCTCGGCGAAACCCTCCCGCCAGCCCTTGCGGAACTCCCCAGCGATGGCGCCCAGCCTGTTGAACGCCTCCGTCGCCTGGGGTCCCCAGGTATCTGTGAGGCGCGTGACCACCAGGCGGCCGATCTCGGCGAAGCCCTCCCGCCAGCCCTTGGCGAACTGCCCAAAGATCTGGTTCAGGTTGTCGAACGCCTCTTTCGCCATCGGCACCATCTGGTTGCCGAGCGTGATCATCAGCGCCGACACGGCGCCCCTCATATCGGCGATCTTCCCGTTCAGGGTCTGCTGCTGCTCACCGAAGCCCTTGACCGCACCACTCGCGTCATTCGTCGCGGCGGTGACGGTCTTGATGTTGTCAGTGGCGAACTTCGATTGGTCCCCGGTCAGCATGAGCGCGACCGTGGTGGCCTCCTGGCCACCGACCATGCCCGACAGGGCGCCGGTGTACGTCTTGACCGTGTCACCACCGGTCTTCAGCGCATTCGAGAAGCCCTTAGACGCGTTCTCCTGGGCCGCCCACTGCTTGAGCAGGTTCCCGTTCGCAGTGTCCATGTATTTGACACCGACGGTCCAGTCGTGCATCTGGATCTTGCCGTCGCGGTAGTCCTGCGCCAGCTTCCGCGCCTTCGGCGACAGGGCGTCGAACATCTTCTGCGCGTCCTGCGCGGCCAGATTCGACTGGTTCCACACGCTTTTCAGCTGGGTACCCGCCGGGCCCATGCGGTCCATGATCGTGACCGACAGCTTCTCGAGGGTCCCCTGCAACCCGTCCTTAGACAAGTTCGCGGACACGTCGTGGGACTGGATGCCGAAGTCGGCCATCCGCTTGGACATCGCCAGCGTCGGGTTCGACAGGTTCCGTAGGGCGCCGTTGAGGTTCTGCGCGGACTGCTCCGCGGACATGCCGTGCGCGGTCATCGTCGCCAGATCGGCGGCGAGCTCAGGGAACGACATGTGCAGCGCGGCTGCGCGGGGCATCACCGCATGCATCGCACCGGAGAGGTCTTGGAAGTTGGTCTTGCCCACAGACACAGCGGAGATCAGGGTCGACGTGACGTGAGTCGCATCTCCGGCGGAAGCGCCGAAGTCCCGCATAATAGTCGAAACCGCGTTAGCGACGGTGCCGAGATCCGCGTTCTCGGTCTTCGCGCCCTGCGCGGACGCCTTGAGGACGTTGAGCGCCTCTGCCCCGTGGTAGCCAGCGGACTCCACGACGTACATGCCCTTGGCGAGATCGGTGGCGGAGATCCCGACCTGGCCGGCCATCTGGAGGATTCCGTCCCCAACTAGTTTTAGGTTGCCCTTCGACTCACCCGCGGAGGTCATCAACCGGGTCATGGCGGCCTCGAAGTCGCCGGCCATCTTGACCGACTCGACGGCCACTCCTGCGGCGGCACCGGCCACCCCGAGTACGAGGCCGCCGATCATGCCATGCGCGCCCTCCGCGGAGGCCCCAACCTTCTCGAAAGTCCGCGACGCGTTGTCGACCGCGATCAGGTCCCAGACGAGGGAGAGGGAGTTCGCCATCAGAACCCCCGTCCGTTGACGCCGATGGCGACCATCTCCAGCACCGCCAACATCTCGGCCCGCGCCGCAGGCGTGTCCTTCTCCGCGGTCTTGTCGAACCAGCCCTTGGCCGGAGCGTAGGACTGCGTCACCCAAATACCACTACCGAACACGGGGTGCCGCCAGGTGCCCGAGTTGGTCCGCGTGTACTTGGCCCGGATGCTGACCCCGGCGGTGGCGCCAGTCGTGCGGACCGACACCGTGATCGGCTGGCCCGCGACCCGAGCAGCCAGACCGCCACGCTTCGGCAGGTCCGCGGCCGCGGCGACCTTCAAGTCGTCGACAACCGGCTTCCCCGCCGCCTTCAACGCGCGGACCATTTGCAGCTTGATCCCACCCGCGCCAGCAGCTTTCAACCGCGCCGACAGCGCGGCTAGCTCGACGGACCCGTCAACAATCACGCCGTGCCCACCTGCTTCCGGATTCGTTGGAGGAGTGGGTCCGCGACAGAACCCGGTTCGGAATGGACGTGGTCGTGGAACGCCGCCAGCGCCGCTTCCACGTCCAGCGGTTCATAGTTCTCGGCGCCGTTCGTCGCAGCCGCTGCCAGCAACGCCTGCCGGTCGCCGAGGACAACCCGCTCGGCCCGCTCCAACATCAGGACGTATGCGATGTCGCACACGTCCCGCAGGCTCAGGCCGAGATCAGTCCAGACCGCCGTGCTGCCAGGACCACGTCCGGTCGCACCGGAGTCTGCTCGGGCAGTGACGTAACCGAAGCGACGGGCTGCGACGGTGACTTCGACTCGGTGTTCGTCAGCCCATCCGAAGATTCGGAGGGCTGCCCAGTAGGGCGGTCCGCGAGTGCCTCGAACACGGCGTTGACCACGACCAGCAGGTCGTCCTCTTCCTCGATGTCGGACGCCATCTTGACGAACCGGGGCCACTCGTCCTTGCGGAGCGCACCCTGGAGCAGGTCCAGCATCGCCGCGAGCTGGTCCATCTGCGATGCGTCGCTCGAGTCGCGGGTAGCACGGGCGAACGACATCGTCACGAACGGCGGAACCTTCGACCGTAACTGGAACGTCTCGCCGTTCAGCTCAACCGAGGCCATCAGGCCCTGCCAATGCCGGCGGTCCAGAGCCGCGACGCCTGGTTGTACGTGGGCGACACTTCACCGTTACCGGTCCAGGGCAGCGTCGTCGTCGCGGGGACCTTGACGAACCCCATTTTGATGGTGCCGGAGTTGAGGATCTGGAACGCGACCCAACGGACCGTGTTGTCCTGGCTCTCCCAGCCGAGCATGCACCGGATCTCAGTCCCGAGCGCGGGCGGGTCGACCTGGGTCAGGGTCGTCGCACCGGTGCCGGTGACGGTGGTGACGGCCCCGTTCAGGGTCTTCGCCAGGTTCGAGGCGGTGAACCCTTTCAACATGAACGAGACGTGGGTCTGTCGGTCGGTGGACCGGTACGCCAACGGCTCCAGGCGTTCCGCAGCCACGATCGGGGACGCGGTGAGCGCGAGGGTCATGTCTGACCCGGACTCGGTCATGCCGAGGGTCACCCACGGGCCGGCGGTGGCCCACGTGTCGGTGAACACGCCACCGGCGACAGTGTTCGCGGGGAGCGCGGTGCCGATCGGGGCGTAATAGAGCACGCCCGGGTCGGCCAGGTAGTTCGGAACTGGGAGTGTGGGATTAGCCATGACGGCGGCCTTTCAGGGCGTGAAGAAACCCCCTGCCCGGGCGGGTCAGAGGGTTGACGGGGGGTGGGTGGTTGCTACTTCTTCTTCTTCGGGTCGCCGTCGACGGTCTGCCCCGTCGGGGCCTCGACATACGCCGCCAAGGCGGGGTCCTGCGCCGGCTCGCCCGCAGCGCGGACCAGGCCCTGCTTGTCCAGGTGGTACTTCTCGACGTGCTGCACGGGCACCTCATGTCCGGACGCGAACGCCAGGACACCGTCGAGGAAGATCGGACCGTTCGCGGTCCACTTCCCCCACTGCGCGTTCTCCGCGTCGACGACCTCCTGCTCGGCAGCGGTCAGGGTCGAGGGGGTATTAGTTTCAGCCATGACGTATCTCTCCTACAAGGTGGTGGTGGCGTATCGGAGCGTGTGAACTAGCGCGGTGGCGGTGCCGCCCGCGTTACTGATCGAGTGGACCTCGACGTGGGTCTCAGCCGTCCCGTTCGGGGACAGCGTCTTGCCGAGGGTGTGGTCCGAGCGGATCACCCGATCCAAGGCGTCAGCGATGACGAACGCCTCCCCCTGTGCTATCGCGGGGTCGGAATCCCCGACCTGGGCGACGATCTCGGAGCGGACTTCACCGGCCTCGTCCCACTGGAACCCGTCTGGGGACTGGATCAGCTGGTACGAGCCGCCGTGGTCGTCAGTGACGTACCCGACCGTCACATACCGTTCCGGCTGCTCCCCCGTTTCCGGTGGGCCCGAGTAGACGGACACGCCGGTCATGCCGGGCAGGGTGGGGATCGTCGCGACCAGCCACGCTTTCACCTGCGGCCACTGAGCGGCCACGTCACGCCACCCCAGGCGGCGCGAGGTACGGCAGCAGCAGCTCCATCACCTCGGGGGCGAGGAACCCGACGTCCCCGCTGTACGACGGAGGCGGAGCGTCGCCACCACCGCCGGCCATCGGCATCGACCCGCGTTCCGCCTCCCACATGTCAGCGACCTGCATGAGGATGGCCCGGTTCACCGGCGCCGGGACGACGGTCCGGCCTGCGGTGTAGGTGATCGTGAACACCGAACCGGAACCGTAGAACGGCATAGACCCGCCCACCTGGAGCCGGCGCAGGACACCCGTCTCCGAGTTGGCCTGCCACGCCGCTGTGTCGTCGATCGGGGCGGCGCCCAGCCACGGCTGGATCATCACCGACTGAACTGACTGCACCGGCGTGCGGGCCAGCACAATCCTCGAGCCGTGGTTGTCGACGACCTCCGTATAGGACGTCGGCGTGACAGGGCCGATGATGTCCGCGACCGCAGCGACCGCGTCGTCGAGGAAACCGCCGAGCTTCACGTCGTCCGTGCCCGACTTGATCCGTAGATAAGCCTTGGTGTCCTCGATGCCGACGAGCGGACCTGCTGGCATCGCGTGTCCTTCCGCAGGAGGTCCCAGACCGTCCCCGCATCAATGGCGGGGACGGTCCGGAATGGGGCTACTTCTTGGTGTCGGACACCCGCGGCGCGGCGGCGTTCTGCAGCTTCCGCTGCTCCACCGCCGACTCCGGCACCGACAGATCCGACTTGCGCTCGAGGCCGTACTTGTCCTCGTGCTCGACGGACAGCAGGACACCGTCTCGTTCCGGCTCCGGGTCAGCCGTCGCCAGGTGGTGCAGCCGGTGCGCCTCCGCAATCGGGTCCTCGACCCGGTTGTCGGACACGAGCTGGCCTTCGTCATCAATGCTCTTGGCGTGAGTCGCCATGTCATGCTCCTATCTCGATGTAGGTCAGAACGCCGGAGGAGTGAGACCCGGGCCGTTCATCGTCGCGATGCTGGAACCCAGCCGGTTCAGGATCAGCCCGGCGTAGTTGTACAGCCGGAACAGCACGCCCAACGACTCGGCGTAGGGCGCGGTGAACGCTTCCGCCCGCGGGGTGGACTCGAACAGCCACAGGTCCGAGGTCCGCATGAGGAAGACCTCGTCCTGGGTGTTGCCGGGGGCGACGCCGAGGTTGGTCGGGATGTTGGGATCAATCACGACCGGCAGGCCGAGGAACCGGCCCGCGGAGCCCTGCACGCTGACCATGTCGTTGGTCGCGATGGGGTTGAACGCCACGTCGGCGGGAACGACCAGCGGCCGGCCCTGAGAGTCGACCTGCGCCATCAGCCAGTACCAACGCCGCGGGTGCATCAGCCACACCTCCGGCGGGGCGAACCGGTTCGTCACGAACGACGCCAACATGCCGTTCGCCTTGGAGTAGAACGTCGCCGCCGTGGGGGTCGCCGCGAGGGTCGACTGGTTCGCGGCCAGCACGGTGGCGTTCGTCAGCCCGTTGAGAACCGAGTTGTTGTTCGCACCCGTGCCCGCGCCGAGGAGCACCTGCACACCGAAGTAGGCGTTGTACGCGGCGGCCAGGTCAGCGGAGATGACCTCGTCGAACGGGATCGCCGACTGGTCGAGCAGCTGCTGCGACACGACCTCCTTGCCCAGGATCGTGGTGAACCCGGTCGAGACGTAGCTGGTGGTGATGTCCGTCGCCGCGACCGTCGAGTTCTGCGTGGTCTGGAGGGCCACCGACGTGCCGCCGGTGATCTTCGGGATGGAGATCGAGGACGTCCCGTCGGGCACTGGAGCCTTCTTGAACAGGTCGGCGGTGATGCGCCCGGGCCGCAGGAGGTTGATCCACTCGTTCACGAGCCAGGTCGGAGGCGCGAACTCACCACCGGAGCCGCCGGTGGTGTTCGTGTTGCCCAGGGCACGCTGCTCGTCGACAGCCATCCTGCCGGAGCGCACGAGCCGCTCCGTGGCGTCACGGGCCTGGTCCGGTCGGACAGCGCGCAGGCCGAGGTCGCGGAAGTAGGACTGGCCGTTGAGGTTGCCCTTGACGTACACGGGCGGGTCGGTGACCTTCGTGCTACTGGTCACGCCGCCCTCGCCGGCTGCGGCGCGGGCCTGCGCGGCGCGGGCCTCAGCGGCCTCGGACGCGTCGATCTCGAGGAGCCGGTTGTCGGCCTCCCGGAGCTCGCCGAGGAGCTTGTCGAAGCTCGACGTCTCCTCGGGGCTGAAGTTCTTGTCGTCGCGGGTTTCGGCACCGGCCACGAGCGCGTCAAGCTGCTCTTTGATGGCCTTCCGCCGCTCCCGCATGTTCTCGGATAGGGACATGACGAAGCACCTCTTTCAGAGGTTGGGTCAATCGGATGGGTTGGCCGCGGTCAGATGGTTTCGCCGGGAGCCGTACTAATAGGCGTGCCGGGGGTCCGGGCTGGGTGCGGTACTGCAAACCCGCGTCGCGACACGGGTGGCTTGTGGTGGGTCAGGCGCTGCGCGGCGCGTCGGCGGCGGCGAGGATTCGCCTGGCCATGTCCGGGTGCAGCCCCCGCGCCGGGGTGGTGTCGGCAGCAGCCGCGTCGGACGCGGCCACCGGGACATACGTCGTCTGCCGGCGCACGGGAACCGGGTCACCGGTCAGCGTCGCTACTCCGCTGGCGAGGGTGTATGTCTGCTGGAAGGTGTCGCTGTCCGTCTCGGAAGACACGAGGAACCAGACGCTGGTGTCGTCGAAGTCCTCGACATAGGTCCACACGTCCTTTGCGCCGTGCGCCTCGATGACAGCCTCACCGAGTGCGTCGCGGGTGTCGTTGGCGGTGGGACCGGAACGCTGGGCGATCTGGTCGACCACTTGCCGCAGCTTCGCCAGATTCGCCGCCGACAGCATGCGCCCCGCTCGCATCTCCTTCGCGGTCTGCTCGACGAACACGCGACGCGCCTCTTCCAAGTCGCGGGCGCGGACACTGACCGACGTCGTCGGGTTCGCCGGATACGTCACCACGGACACGTCGCCGCCAGCGAGGGACACCTCGTTCAGGGTCCGCATCGTCTTCTCCGGGTTCGTGTAGTCCCACGCGTCACCGCCGGGAGCCACACGGAACGCGAACGACATCTCGTCCAGGTCGCCGCGGCGCATCTTCGGCAGGAGCCGCTGCACGTCCGGGTCCGCCGGGTCCAACATGGCCCGAACGTGCAGGCCCGGGGAGCCTTCGTCTGCATTCAGGTCGAGCGTGCCGGACTTCGTCCGCGCCAGCGGTTGGCCGGCGTGGTCAACCAACAGGCGCACGTCCGGCTTAGTGGTCAGGGTGCGGTTGAACGCGCGGGAGTCGACCTGCTCCCAGAACGGGCCCATGTCATACGGCCTGTCGAACGTCGCCGCGTAGCCCTCGAGGATCGGTGCGCCTGTGGTGGCGTCGTCGCGCATCTCGAACGACGCCGCGACCGTGCGCGTCTCAAAAGTGTCGAACGCCATTGTCAGGCTCCTGTCGGGTTCTCGGTAGCAGGCACCGGGGCCTCCGGTCCCACCGGGTTGTGCAGCGCTGGCTGGCCGACTGGCCGGCCCAACGGTCCCACCGTCAAAGGCACCATGTCGGCCTCCTTCTTCTGCGCGTCCGTCATCGGGTCCAACCCGTCCCTGGACCGGAGTTCGGAGGGGGCGATGATCTTGCCGGCGAGCCGTTGCAGGTCGACCTTGGCTTGGGTCTCCGCGTCCAGGCGGATCAGCCGGTGCGCGTTGAACTGGACGTACTGGGTGCCCGGCAGCAGCCGGAACACCGCGTCCTCGATCCGGCGCAGCCAGTGCGCGAGCGAGTAGGTGACGAACTCCAGACCCCTTTGTTCCGTGTTCGTGTACGTCTGCGACCCACCGGACGGGCCGTCGATCATCCCCGCGGGGACGCCGAAGTAGCGACAGATCTGCGCCACCGACGCCTGCTGGGTTGCGAGGAACTGGGATTCGTCCGGGCGAACCTGGATCTGCGTGTACTTCAGGCCGAGGCCGAGGACGAGCGGGTCCCGGCCCCGGAACGTCGCCATCACCCGGTCCTTGATAGTCCGGGCCTGCTCCTGGTTGACCTGCTGGTCCGACTCGAGGACCGCCTTCGGGATGCCGTCGCCGTCGAAGAACCCGGACGCGAACCGCCGCGAGCTCAAGTCCAGGCCGAGGATCGCGGCCGCGTAGGAGATCGGGGACAGCCCGACAACCGACCCAGGCAGGGTCAGACCACGAACGTGCCACATGTCCTGCAACGGGATTGTCTTGTCGACCCCGCTGCCGTTCTTCAGCTTGTACGTCAGCGTCCCGCCCGTCTCGACCTTCAACGTCACCCGGTCCGGGTCGAGCAGGTGAACCCCGGTCGCGAGAAGCTGACCGTCCCGTTGGACCAGGCCGTAAGCGTTGCCCCGCATCAGCAGCGACACCATCAGCATGTGCAGCCACTCCGACTGCGTCATGTCCCCGTCCGGTGTCGTGATCAGCTTCGGGTCGGCGATCCGCTTCGGCACCGCCGTCGGGTCCGCGTTCCGCCGGAACGTCTCCATCGGCAGCGACGACACTGATCCCGCCAGCAGCGACACGCACGCCCACACGGTCGGGATCGTCAGCGCAGTGTCAGGCTTCGACGACACGCTGACGAGGCCGGACGCGTCCGCGCCGGGAAACGGCGAGATCGGCGGCTCAGGGAAGATTGCGCGGACCTCCCGCTCACGCCCGACGAAGAGACCCATGCAACCCGGCCTTCCGGTTAGGACGTGATTCGGTCGAGGACCAACAGCACGCCGGCCACGACCAGCGCGGCAGGAATAGAAAGCAGAGCGACACCCGCGACGATGCAGACAAACGCCGCGACGCCCTCGAGGTCACGCAAGTGATGACGAAGTTTCACCAGACCGAGTCCGCCAGGTTCCCGCCGTAGGTTCGGTGCCCCCAGCAGGCCAGCGTCACCGCGACCAGGGGCGTGATGTCAGACAGGGGTTTGCGCAGGTCCCACGCGAACGCGCCAGCCAGTGTCCGCAGCTGCGCGTCCCGGACCGCGACGTCCAGCTCCGGCTGCCCAAGATGACGAACGTCCTGGTTCTGCACCGCGTCGTAGATCCACCCGCACGCCTGCGCGTAGTCCCGCGCCGAAACCGTGTGGACCCGCACCCCAGCCTGTTTCAAGTCGTCCACGAGCGAGCCGGCCGGGGAACCGGGGTCTATCACGACAGACCCGCCGTTTCTCGCCGTGACCTCAGCCAGATGCGGCACAATCCAGTCCGTTCCCGAGCCGTTCTGGACGTTCTCGAGGTGAATAACACCGTCTTCACGGGCACCTGAGGCACCCACGGCGGAAGTGCGCCGGTCCTCCGCGACAGCGGCGGCGAACACCGGTGGACCGTCGATGCTCGACGCGCGGTCCGCGCAGCCCTCCCAGGTGCCCTCAGGGAACACACCGCCCAGCACCGGCACCGGGTCGAACACGCCCAGACGCTCCCGAGCCAACCCGGCCAAATTCCCCGAGAAGATGCCCCGCTCGATCGCCAGATAGTCAGCCGAGACCCGCGTCCCCAAACCCGGGTTCGCCATCGCCAGCAGCCCCAGGTCCGACGCGTCCGCCGACGGCGCCCCCACCTCCGGCTGAGGCACCGACCACTCCATGTAAGCCAACGTCGGCGACCCCGCCACACCCCGCTTGCGAATGCCCGCCAGAACGACGCTGTGCTCCTTGCCGGCGGAAGACGTGTACCAGACCTGCGGGTTCGGCGCCGTCGTCATCGTCGGTGCCAGCGCCTCCATCTCGGCGTCAGTCAAGTCGTAAGCCTCGTCGAAGATCAGCAGGTCAGTGCCCGACAGACCACGACCGGCGTTCGGTCCACGGGCGATAAAGGACAGCTTGTTGCCGTTGCGCAGCTCGATCGACTTGTCCACCGGCGAGTTCAGGACCCGCTTCACCCGCCGCGACAAGTCCGGGGCGCCGTCGATGACCTGCCGCACCCGCTTGAACGCGTCCGTCGCCGTCCGGAACTGCTGCGCCGTGTGAACGATGCTTCTCTCGCTCAACAGGAACAGGCCACCGATCTCCCGCGCCTCCAGGATCGAGCCCTTCCCGTTCTGGCGTGGCACCACGATCCCCACCTCACCAGCCGCCCACCGCCCGTCCGAACGCTCGCCCATCGCCGTCCGCAACGCGAGCCGCTGCCACGGATCCAGCACCAGGCCGTTCTCACCGCAGAAGTCCGCGATCTCATCCCCCGACGAACCCACCGCAGGCGGGAAAGTCCAGACGCGTGGGGTCTCAGAACCCCGCGGCAGTACGACGGGCGGCGCGTCGAGCAGAGAAGTCGTCAACGGAATCCTCTGCTCGGGGGGTGCGGTCACGCAGGGCCTGCAGCGTCGACCGGAGTTCTTTCACCATTGCCGGCGCCGCCATCAGCGACCGGCCGGAGTCAATGGCCGCGGCCAACGCCAGCGCCGACTGACCTTCAGGGGTGCCGACCGTCCCCAGCGCCTCGAGCTCGGCCAACGTCGCCGTCCGGCAGGACGCCGGCGGTCGCTTCTTGGCTGGTGGCACCCTGGCCCCCCATCGGTCGTAAAAAAAAGAGCGACTGCGGGGTCGTTGATGGCGCTTTTGTCCAAAAATGAGATTGAGCGGATGGCAGTGGCAGTGATGAACAACCGCGACTTCATCTGCTCGCGGTCGGCAAGCGGGGCGGCGATCGACATCTGCTCGTCAGCCGGCGGATGGTCAGCCGACGGATGGTTCGGCAGCGGGGCGGCGGGTGGTCAGCTCAGCGGATGGTCACTCACCACTGCCTTGACCGGATGCGGGTCAGGAGGGTCATGCCTGGGGTGGTCCCGCGGGTGAGGTTCCCCCGTGTGGCACCCTCACTGCGATTGCAGCGGGCGTGTGCTGGTCCGCGGTAGGTGTCGCGGGTGGGGCCGTGTGCCAGGTCCCACGGTGTGCCCGGCTGTATCCACCGGGTGGGCATGAGGCATATGGGTTCGGCGCACCGTGCCTTGCCTGCTGCTACTGATGGGGCGTACAGCTGCCGCAGGCGCGGGTGGTTGCCGCCGTACCCCTTCTCTGCAGTGGTGAGGGTGGCACCGCGTGGCACTGTCGTCGCTCCCTGTTAGCTGGCCACTGCGCCGACGGTGACTGAGGTGGCGGCAGAGTAGGCGAGCAGGACAGTGCCGTTGGCCATAGTGCTTGCGGGTGGCAGGATCTCGGTATCCCCTACGGCACACGTGTAGGCCACGGAGTGGGTGAATCCCTGGGAGCACACGTTCTGCCCGGCCAGTGTGACTGTGACAGGGCCCGCTGAGCCGTTGCGGATGGTGATAACGGGCCTAGTGGCTGTGCCGATGGCGATGGTGTCGCCGCCTGCTGAGGCCGCCGTGTAGGTGACAACGTTGCCGGTGCCGGTCTGCGCGTTGATGGTCGCCATGTCGGGGTCCTATCGTCGTTTCCTGCGGTGGCTTCGCCCAGTGGCGAGGTTGAGCCGTGACGCCGCCTTCTGGACTGCGCTTCTGGGCCGCGTCCTGGCGTTAGCGAGGTTGAGCCGCGAGGCTGCTTTCTGAGCAGCGGTTCTGGGTCGTGCTTTGGCGACAGCCCGGGCCAGTGCAAAGTTGGCCTTGGAGGCCGCGCGTTGCAGGCTGGTGCGAGGCTTTGTCCTGGCGATAGCGCGGGCCAGTGCGAGGTTCGCTTTGGACGTTGCGTGCTGCCGCGCAGTGCGTGGCCGTGTTCTCGCGACGGCTCGAGCCTTGGCGAGGTTCGCGCGGGCTGCGGCAAGTTGCCGGCCGGTCCTGGGTCGTGTTCTCGCGACAGCCCGGGCCTTGGCGAGGTTCGCGCGGGCTGCGGCAAGTTGCCGAGCGGTGTGTGGCCGGGTTCTGGCGACACCGCGGGCTTTGGCGATGTTCGCTCGAGCTGCAGCGAGCTGTCGAGCGGTGCGGGGTCGTGTTCTGCCGGCGGCGCGAGCTTTGGCGAGGTTCGCCAGCCCGGCGGCATGCTGTTTCGCTGTGCGCCGACGGCCGTGAAGGGCGGCGCGGGCGTGGGCGAGGTTTCGTCGCGCCGCTGCGGAGCGGGCCGCTGTGGCCCTGTAGGCGGCGTGCCTGCGATGGGTGGGCCACACCACGACTAGCCCAGCCACCTCTCGAGCAGCGCGTGCGCCTGGTCCACATCCAGCTCAGGTCGGGCGTACCCGGGCGCGAACGAGGCCGTCTCGAACGCGGCGAGCTGGACTGCGGAGTGTGTCCATGGCTCGTCGGGTATGGGCGTGTCGTGTAGCAGCGCGGTCTGGTAGGCGCCGTGGGTGCGCAGCAGCTGGTAGGCGTAGTCGCTCACCCGGTCGCGGACGATCTCGGCGATGACCTCACCGTGCCCGACGTCGGACAGCGGTCGGGCGAGGTCGTGGACGAGGCCGACGAAGCCAAGCTCGTCGCTGACGCGCAGGCCTAGGGCGCCGACGCGCAGGGCGTGGGTCAGGCCCGAGATGTGGTCCCGGCCGAGGTTGGGATCACGATACGAGGCTGACAGCCGCAAGAGCCGGACGACCTCAGCGAGGCGGCTCATGCGATGGAACGGAAGTACCGCTGGTGAGTCCGCCGCACGTCGGCCAGCGTGCCAGCGCCTAGGACCACGATCTCCAGGTCTGTGTTGTCCGCGTGCTTGCGCTCGAGCACGAATCGTTCGTGCAGGGCCTCACGGCCGTCCGCGAAGGCCTGGAGCAGCAGCAGGTCACCCTTCGGCTTGTCGTACACGATCAGCCAGTGGGTCACCGGTGTAGCGCCCGCACGTTGGCGCGGTCGATGGCGTCCGGGCCGGGCGGAAGGTGGTTGTAGTCGAAGACGGGCTGCATGATCGAGTTGCGGTCGCTCGTGTTGTGACCCAGACCGAGGCAGTGGCCGGTCTCGTGTTCCAGGACGGAGCGCTTCAGCGACGCGGACAACGAGCCGAGGACCTGCGCAGTGCACGACCCGTCTGAGTATCTGAAGGCGCACCCGATGAACCGCGAGCTGCTACCGCAGCCTGTCTGGGAAACCTGTTGGACGGTGATGCACCGGAATCCGCTGCAGGCCTGAGCGACGAGGGTGACGTTGGTGTCCGTCGACCATGCCGCGTTGCTGGTGCCGATGGGCAGGTTGCCGGCGCGGGAGGCGTCGACCCGGAACACGGTCGTGGAGCGCGGGGGCGCGGGCGTCGGCTTCGTCGGCGGTGCGGGCCTCTTGCGGTGCGTGACGGTGCGTGTCTGGACGATGGTCTGGACGGTGGTGTTGCTGTTGCTGCTGCTGTTGCTCTGAGACACGGTGTTGTTCTGCGTGCTGGAGCTGCTGGAGCTACTGCTGCTGGAGCTGGAACTGGAGCTGCTGCTGGAGCTACCCGAAGCCTGCATGGTAGTGCTGGCCTGTGTGGGCGCAGGGAAGATGAGGGCTAGAAGAATGGCGGCGAAGAAGGCGAGGGTGACGCGGAAGCGGATCATTGGAGGTTCCTTCCCTCAGGCGTGAGAGTTCGGCGAGGCGGGTTCGTGGTGAGGTACTCAGGCCGTCCGGTGCCGTTGTGGACCGTGTTCACACCGGACGGGACGATGCCGCCGTTGTCGAACATGGGCTCCTTGGCCTGAGGCGTCGTCTCGTCCCAGGCGCCGATCTCCTCAGCGGTGGCGAGGAGGAGGTCGCGGGCCCCGCGCTGCGCGTCGGCGCGGCGGGTGTAGCCCTCGGACGCGGCGATGGTCTCGCCGTTGGCGGCGAGCACCCGATAGCGCCATTGTCCGGCGGCGTCGCGGTAGACCTCGATGCGGGGCTTGCTCATGGAGCCTCCGTTTGGGGGTGCGATGTCAGCCGTGGTCAGCATGACGCACCTCCGGGGGATAGCAAGAGCCCCCGCCGTTGGGCATGGGGGCTCGCAATCCAGGACCATACCCTGTGGATAACTCCGGGCGCAAGTCATCCGGCACGGCGCGCCGTGTGCAGCTGCTTGGCCAGCCACGGCCACCGCGGGTAACGCCAGGCTGGGTTGGTGCCGACCCACGTGTCGACCTCCCGGGCGAACGGCTGGCACATGCCGTCGGGGTTCTCGCAGACGACGAGGAACTCGGCCAGGTTGGGGTGCTCGTTGGTGCCGATGTCGCGGATGCGGACGCGCATGGTCAGTTCGCCGGCGAGGCGTTTGGATGTTTGGCCCATGCAGAACGGGCAGACGGCGTTGAGTCGTTGCCCGTCGAAGACTTCACCGAGTGCCATCAGGATCTCGTCGTGGATGAGGTCGGCTTTCTCGGTGATCGCCTCGAGCATGTCCTCGTCGTCTGCGCACGCCTGGGGCAGGAACTCGATGATCCGTTTCAGGTAGGGCCGTGGGCTCATCGCTGTGGAGATGGGCGGGGGTAGCGGTTGCTGGCCGGTGGTTTGCATGACGTGGTTGGCGAGGGTGTGGGCGTCGGTGAGGAGTTTGGTCATGAGGTCGAGGATGTCGATGTGCAGGGGTGCGATGGATTTGCCGGGGGCTCGGTCGTCGGCGTTGGCGATGTCGTCGCGTCGTTGCTGGTTCATCCGTTCCCGGCCTCTGTCGCCGAGGTGGGTGCCTGGGATGGTCGGTCGGGGGGTGCCTTTGATGCGTGACGTGATGAGGTCGGGCCAGCGGTCGATGATCTTCTGCAACGTGGCGAGGGTGTGCTCGAGACTCACGAGGTCTTTGTCCTCCTCTTTCTGGTCGGGTGGTTCCTCGCTGCGGGTGGTGCCTGGGGAATCACCCGCGGTGGTTCCGGTGCCCGTAGGGAGAGGGCACCGGGAACCACCGCTCGGGGACACCTGGAAAGGAACCACTTGGGAACCACCGGGGAATCACCGTGACCTCTGTCAACGGGCATCACGACTCCTCCTCGAAGGGGCGGTCGAGGTAGTGGTGGGACGCCCGGTTGGGTCCCGGCTCGGTCCTGACGAAGCCCTCGAGGATGAGGGCGTTGACGGCGTCCGCGATCGACTGGTCTTTACCACGGACAGCCAGTTTGATCTCGTTGAGTGATGCGCCGGGTTGGGCGTTGAGGAGCCCGGAGACGCGCTTCATGAGGGTGGTGGGTCGGAAGTGCCCGTCCTCTCCGGTGTCTTGTCCGGGGGTGTCGAGCCAGCCGTAGAGGGCTCCGGCGGGGTCGGTGGCGTCGAGGTGCAGGTCGGCTGCGGTGACGCCGTTGGGGCCGACGTCGCCGTGCTTGTCCTTGTCGATGACGAGCTTGGCGTGGCCCTTCACGCCCTTGCCGAACGACTTGATCGTGAGCATCTTGTAGGCGACGCCGGTGATGCCGGCGAGCTTGTGCTGGCCGCCGATGGCGAACCGGCCGCGCTGGTCGCTGTTCTTGACGACGTGGTCGACCTGGAGGACGGCGGGCCCGAGGTCGGCGATGCGGCGGGGGACGAGGGCGAGCCACCGGGCGACGTCCTCGTTATCCATGAGGGACAGGCCGTGCATGGTCATCGCCTCGGTGATGCCGTCGATAACGGCGACGGTGGTGCCGGCGACGGCGCGGTCGAGGTGGGTGGTGGCGGCCAGGTCGAGGGCGACGTCGGGTCGGACGTAGCGGAAGTGCTGGCGGATCTGGTCGGGTTTGACGCCGAGGGCGAGGAGGCGGGCGACCGCGGACTGGGCGCGGTCCTCGAAGTCGAGGTAGGCCACGGGGCGCTCTTCGGCGAGCTCCTGGGCGCAGGCGATGAGGGCGTACCAGGACTTGCCTGAGCCGGGCTCTCCGGAGACGGAGTGGACGGCTGCGGGGTAGAGCAGGGCTTTGCCGTCGCGGCGTCTGCAGACGGTGGCGACGGGGCCTTGGTGGTTGCCGGTGAGGATGTCCTCGAGGTCGACGGGTGCCCAGCTGGACGCGGGGCCGTCTCCGTCGACGCCGGGGACGCCGCGGGGGATCTCCTCGAGGTAGGTGAGGGCGGCCTGATGGAGGGTGTGCTCGTCGTCGGCGGTCTTGTAGGCGAGGGCTTCGATGGCTTTGCCGGCGGCGATGAGGCGGCGGCGGGTGGCCAGGGCGGCGAGGGTGTGGGCGTGGTAGCCGGCGTTGCCGGGGGTGATGGCGTGGGTGGCGAGCTCGTGCAGGTAGGGCTGGCCGCCGACTCGGTTGAGGCTGCCGAGCTCGCGTAGGCGGGTGGTGACGGAGCCGATGTCGACGGGGTCGCCGCGGGCGTAGAGGTGGGTGATGGCGTGCAGGATCAGCTCGTGCCGGGGTTGGTGGAGGTCGGCGGGGGTGATGGCCGCGGTGACGTCGTCGATGTCGGTGCGCCAGGTGAGGCAGCCGGCGAGGACGATCCGCTCGAGGATGGCGTCGTTGGGCAGGGTTGGTTGCTCGTCGTCGGGTGGCTCGTCGACGAGGTGAATCGGGTGGGGGCGGTCGGTCACGCAGTGCTGTTCGCCAAGGTGGGCCAGCCGAGGGCTTTGCGGACGCCTTGAATGAGATCGCCGTAGGCGGCGACCAGGAGGGGTTCGTCGGCTCCGGTCATCAGCTTGTCGATGTCGTCGAGGGTGGCGCGGGCGAGCCGGTCCTGGCGGGCCTCCAGGTAGAGGCGAACGCCACGGGCGAGGGCGACGAGGGCGCGGGCGGACTCCTTGGGAACGCCCTCTGTGGCTTGGGTGGCGCGGGCCGCGCAGATGAGCCGATGCGTGGCGCCGTCGACGGCCACACCCAACCGCAGGGCGCTCATCGAGGCGCTCCTTGGGGTGCGGCGTGGAGGGAGGCCAGTTCGGAGAGCTTGGCTGCGGTGGTCTCGTTGACACCATCTACCCAGCGGGTGAGCCAGTAGTGGCCGGGGTCGGGATGCGCGGCCCAAACCGACCAGACGCTCCGCTGGTAGAGGACGTCCTGGCCGATGCGAACGTCTGCGGCCTTGAGGGCGAAGCCCGGTCGGGCGGGTTTCGTGGTTGGTCGGCGGCTCACGCTGTCTTCCTTTCGTCGGTGCGATGGCTGGTGCGATGCTTGCCGGTCTGCTCGTTGGCGGGCAGGCCGAGGTGTTGCCGGTCGCGTAGGACCGTTCTGGCGGCGTATCCGATCCGGTCGGTGATCTGCTGGTCGTTCAGGCCGGTGGCGTGGAGGTGTTGCACGGCGAGGAGGCGCTCGTCTCGGGTCAGCACGATGGTGTGGTCGCCGGCGGCGCGGCGTTCTACTGCGACCTCGTCGACGTCAAGCTCGGCCGGGTCGGACAGGTCATGCTGCGGCCGGGCGTGCGGGTCGTCCAGGTCGTCCCAAGCCATGGGCGGCGCGTATCCCAGGCGTGCTACCTGGGCCTTGACGCGCAGGCTGGTGCCGGGCTTGTCCCACAGGGCGGAGTAGGCGACGGCGACCCGGTCGTGGTTGAGGCGGGAGATCCATTGGCCGGGATGCTTGGCGACGTTGTGGACGATCGCGGCGGTGACCCCGGGGCCGGCGTGTGCGGCGATGACCGTGCTGGTGTGCCCGATGGCTTGTAGGGCTTGGATGCGGCGGCGGGCGCCGATGGCGGGGACGAAGTCCTCGTGGCCGTCGCGGTCGAGGATGTGGGCGGGGGTGACGGCGAGGATGGCGGCGACGGTCTCCCGGCGCAGGTGGGCCTGGCCGGCGAGGAGGCGGGTGATGACGGTGGGGGTGATACCGGCCTTCTGTGCGACGGCCCGCCGGGAGGCGCCGCCGTCCAGGAGTGTCTGGACGTGGGTTCTGGCGGGGGCGGCGTCGACGTAGCGGTGGATGCCGCGGTCGCGGTCGACGCGCCACTTCTTGGCCCAGCGGGGGTCGTAGGCGTGCATCACGCCACCGCCAGTGGGAGCGCGAGCTTGACCAGCGCGGACAGGTTCACCTGTGGCAGGTCGAGGACTGGCTCGCCGAGGAGGTGTAGTCCGAGGTGGCGCAGGAAGAGCGCGTCGACCTGGTTGTCGTCGCGCAGGTCGAGGCCGAGCCGCTGATAGAGGGCCATCCGCATGTCGCCCTTGCCGGCGTTGCCCTTGCCGGTCGCGTATTTCTTCAGGGTCGCCGGGGTGACGGTGAGTAGAGGGATGTGCAGGTTGTGCAGGGCGAGCCGGACGACGCCTTGCGCCATCCCGGTTCGGCCGGCGCCCATGCCGTGGGTGGGTAGGTCCTCGACGACGGCGAGGCGGGTGGGTTGGGCGGCGAGTTCGAGGACGGCGCTGTAGATGCGTTCCAGGCGTTCGCCGTCGGTCTGGTCGCTGCTGGTGTGGATGGTGCATCGGCCGCCGTCGTAGGCGATTCCGGTCCCGGTCAGGGAAGGATCGATGCCGAGGACGCTCACGACCTCACCTCCCGCCGTCGCTGTGCCTGTTGCTGGCTGAGTTGGACGGCCCCGAGGAGTCGTTCCTCCGGGGTCAGGTGCGGGTGCGCGGCGATCCACGCCTCCTGCTCGGCCTCGTCGACCACGCATCGCAGGCAGGGCTGGCCGCACTCATCGGTGGGCTGGCCGCATCCGTAGGAGCAGGTGTGTCCGCAGGTGTGGCAGAGGTATCCGGTGACCCAGGCGAGGCCGAGGGCGGCGCACACGAGGAGAACGGCGAGCCCGAGGTGGGGGTCGATCTGGGAGCCGACGTCGGCGAGGGCGCTGATGGCGCGCGTCATGACGTCACTCCGCCGTCGCCGTTGAGCGCGGAGTCGATCTGGAGGCTGGACACGGCGGTCATGACGCGCCGCCGTTGATGAGGCGGGCGATCTCTCGCGCCGCGCTGCCGATCGAAGTGCAGGTCTCGTACGAGCCCATGTCGCGGAAGTCGGCCAGCGCCTCTTCCAACAGGTCAGCCAGCGCGAGGCCAACGCCAGGGTGCATGGTCGCGATGTACCGGGCGTCGCTGGAGTCGCGGTAGTGGGTGGCGCGCGCGACCGAGTCGAGGGCGTTGCGTGACCCAGGGTCGAGGACCACATGCCCACTGGGCTTGCTGTATTCGGGAGTCCAGGGACCGGTTGTCGCCTGGGCTGCCCGCTCACGCAGCGTCTGCGCCGCCTGCCGTAGTTCGTCGGTGGCGCTCATGACGCCGCCTGGTCGACGGCGTGGAGCGCGGCGGTCACGATGGGCCATACATGCGCTCGCAGGGCGACCCGCTCAAGCGGGGTGAGATCGTCCCAGGTGATCGGTGTCCCGTCATCCTTGAACCGGCCGGCGTCCATGCGCCCGTGCTGGATCCGCGCGTGCCAGGCGCGGGCTGCGGCATCGATGGCGGCCGTGATGTGGACGGTGGCGGTCATGAGACGTCCCTTTGGCAGTCGCAGCTCGTCAGGTAGCAGGTCGGGCAGACACGCGGGCCGTAGCGTTCGGCGGGCAGCGGCCACGGGTCACCCGGTCGCCGGCCCTTCCGTGCGCAGTCGACGTGGACGATGTCGTCGTCCTCGTAGCGGACCCACGTGCCTTGCTCGAACCGTTCGCCGCAGTCGGCGCATTCGCCCGGGTAGCGCGCGACGAAGTTGCTCACGACGCGCCGCCGAGGATGAGGCGGGCGGCGTCGACGTGGGTCATCACTCGCCCTCCCATCGCCAGGACTTGATGTTGGCCAGCGGGAAGTGCCTGACGTCTGTGTCCGGCCCGTAGTCGCGTGCGGTGTAGACCACCAGCATGCCGTCACCTAAGCGCTCTCGATTGCCACCTACCCGCTCCGTCGTCCCGTCCATGAAGTCGATCAGGACGTAGCCGTAGTACCTACTCATCGCTGGCCCTCGCTCGGCGCATCACGCAAAGGGATAAGTCCCGGCCGACCAAGCCCCAGAACTACTGCCCGGTCCTCCCACCCCTGCCACGCGACAAGGTCGATCCCTATGTCGAGGGCCCGGGAATATGAGCACCGCCGCAGGTCGATCCCCGACGCCTTGCACACGCCGGAATGGAGAATGTAGAGCGTCTGCCCTAACGAGACGGCACGACCTAGATGCCTCGTCGGGTGCCGCTCAGCCCCGACGATCCGCTCGATTTCGTCGGGCACGAGGGTGCTCATGACGCGACCCGCTCACGGGCTTGGACGGCGAGGTCCCCGATGACCGAGGCCGCGTCCTCCAGGACGCCGGCCACCTCGTGGGGCAGCCAACCGTTCGCGAGCTGCTCCAGGCCCTCGTCGACGGCGGCGATCATCCGGTCCTCGATCTGCCGGAGGACGTAGCCGCTCACGCCGGCACCGACTTCAGCTCGGTGAGGAACTGCTCAAGCTCGGCCGTCGTCGCCTCGGCCACGTCATGCTCGAACGCCCGGGCGAACGCCTCCCGGACCGCGGCGTCAGTCAGGTCCTGCCGGCCGGCTTCCGCCGTGACGAGGAACCACAGGTCGTCCACGCCCTGGGCGGCCGAGGTGGCCGGAGCGGGCCCGGGGTCGGACTTCGGGGCGACCTCAATCGCCCTGCCCTTGATGGCGTCGGCGAGCTCGGGCGTCAGTGCGCCCGCCTCGCCCGCCTGTTTCCACAGCGCCCGGCACTCGTCGGGAGTCGTGGCGTCTTGGAGCAGCCCGGCCCAGTCCGTCGCGGAGGCGGCGGCGATGGCGGCGGCCGCACCGGCACCGCTGTCGATCGCAGCGGCCGGCGTGGTTCCCGACACGATCGCAGCCAGGCGTGCGGGTGAGACCTCGAGGTCGAGGCCCGGGACAACGAACTTGGACGTCTTGCCGTCCTTGATCTGGATGCGCTCTCGCAGCACGAGATTCGCCGGGACGAGGTCGCCGACCTGTTGCGCGAGCTCCACGAGGCCGGGGAGTTCTGCGGCGCTGTTCCAGCCGTGCGACTCGCACTTCCACACCCCGATGACGTCGAGCTCACGCAACATCACCGACAGGCGCGTCGTGGGCTTGCAGCGGCGGTCGCCGGGTTCGCTTTCGCAGATGCACGGGCCGTCGGAGATCATCTCCCGCTCCCCGTCGCAGCGGCGCTGGCAGCCGCCGCCGGACCAGGTCTCAAGCCACTGAGACAAGCCACCCCGGACGACGACGACGGGCAGGCTGGTCGCTTCGGTGTAGACCTCCCACTCGCCCTTTCCGGCGTTGTCCCAGGGGCGCGCTTCGCCACCGTAGAGAGCGGCAAGAGACTCGACGAGTCGCTGGTTCGGCGACGTGATCCGGAACCGGGTCAACTTCTTCGGCTGGCCCTTCGACCCTTTGTCACCTAGACGTATGGCGCCTAGCTGTGCGTGACGTCTCTGGAGGACGAGCGGACTAATGGGTGACATGCTCTAGTGCCTTTCTGGTCGGCGAGTCGAATGCCGCGTGGCACGGCTTGCAACGTGCGAAGTAGTGAGAGGGGTCGAGGCTGTACGCACAGCCGCGGCCGTAGTCGTTGACGGCGATCAGCTCGTCAGGGTCCTGTCGGTCGTAGGACCAGTCCTGGGCCGGTTGACCGCAGTCGACACACGGATGACTCTTGGCTGGTCCGCGCAGGGCGGCGACGCGATTGTGGGCGCCGGCGTAGTCGACGATGTCCTTGCGACGCAAGGCACCGATCGTGTCGACTCGGAGACATCCACACGACTTGGTGTGTCCACTTCGCAGCTTGCTGGCACGCGCCGTCATGAGGCGCCCGCAGTCGCAACGGGCTGTCCACTTTGGATCTGCGGATGGCTCAATGACGCGTCCGGCGATGATTAGCCGACCGAATCGTTGTCCACGGAGGTCGACCCCGTAGGGTCGAGCGATTGCAGAGTCCCCGGTCTTGCGCCAGCGCTTGTAGTGCTTGTTGCAGTAGCCGTGGCCAAAGTGGCTGTTCTCGCATCCGTCGATGGAGCAGGTCCGCATCACGCCACCGCCTTCGGGCTGCGTGTCTGCTTCGGCCTGCTCGCGCCGGCCGGGGTGACGGGCCGGTATTGGCCGCCGTTGATGTCCTTGCCGGTCGAGTGCGACCACTTCGCCACCGTCACGACCGCCCGCCAGGCTTTGCGCTCCGCGTCGGTGAACGGGAGCGGGATCAGCGAGTACGTGTTCCGCCGCAGGTTGAGCACCGCGCACGCACTGACGCGGGGCATCGGCTCGATCGACCCGTCTGGCATCCACGCCTCCCGCATGTCCCGCAACGCCGCCAGCTGGAGCGCGTACTCGCCGTAGACGGACGTGCTCGGCCGGGTGGCCGAGGTCTTCAGATCGATCAGGAACGCGTGCCGCTCACCGTCCGGCAGCTGGTACACCTGCACGCCCGTAGAGGTCGCCTCGACCCCGACGGGCAGCTGCGCGATCAGGTCGAGGGTGCCGGCGACCCCGAGGTGCGGGTCGGCGACGGTCATCTCGGCGGCGATGACGTCACGTTCGAGCTGGACGTCGAAGTCGGCCAGGAACCTCACGTACTGGTCCACGTACGGGGCGCACTCGCCGTCGCCGTCCTGCCACGCGACCTGCTGGCCGGTAGCGTGCGCCTCGGCGAGGGCGTGGATGCGGGAGCCGAGGTTCGCCGCCTTGTCCCGAGACACGCCGACCTGACCCTTGAGGTCCTTCAGCAGGCCGTCGCGGTCGGTGCGGGACCGTGCGACGACCTGCGGCAGGTGGTCGAGGGTGTGCTCGGCGACGATCTTCGCGGCCCATGGAACGAGCGCCGGCTTCGCCATGGCGACGGAGAGCGCGTTCGTCACCGAGATGAGCTTCTCGCCCGTGCCAGGGCGGGAATAGTACCGTCCGAGAGCCGTGGCCTCTGCGTACCGGGGTGATGTCATCGGAACCTCACCGGCGAGCGGTTCTCGGCGCGCTGCTGGCAGTCGCGGCACTGGCCACCGAACCCGTCCTCGACGTACGCCTCGGTGCAGGCACACCGGTCCGGCTCGTCCTTGGCGTCCCACAGCTGCCCGGACAGGTCCTGCGCGCCCTGGGGTGTGATGGCCTGGGTGAGGGCCTGGCGGACGCTGGACAGGGCGAGGACGTCGGCCAGGACGGCGGTGTACTCGACGCTGGTCGGTGGCAGGTGGGAGAGGACGACGAGCCAGTGGGCGTGGCCGCGCAGGGCGTGGGCCAGGTCGCCGATGAGGCTGGATGCGATCGGGTTGAGGTCGAGCTCGACGGACCAGGTGGCGCCGTCGACGACCTGTTCGGCCTTCGGAGCGACGGCGTTCGTCATGCCGCCGGGGGTCGCGTTGACCGTGTGCAGGGTCATGACGCCAGCTCCCGTGACCAGGCGCGGAAGTCCGGGTCGTCCAACACCTGGTCGTACGGCTCGTCCCCGTCGAGGGGTCGCAGCCCGACCAGCTCAGCGCGGGCGTCCCAGCCGATGGGTGCACCAACGACGTCCTCGATTTGGGCGTCCAGCCGGCGACCGACACACCGCCAGATGTGACGTACGAGGGAGGCGACGGCGAGGAGGAGGATGACCCAGCCGAGGCTGGGGTCGATCTGGGACCCGCTGTCGGCGACGGCGGGGAGGGTGGCGGTCATGAGGGTCATGACGTGGTGGGCAATATGGTGACGTTCACGGGTATCCTCTGTCCTGTCTGTTGGTGAAGCCGGTCTCTCTTGACGGGGTGGCCGGCTTCGCTATGTGGGGTGGTGGCTCCCGGGCCGCGGCGCCCGTGGAAGGACTGCGGCCCGGGAGGACTCAGGCAGGTGGGTCGGTCAGTCGCAGACGATCCGCAGCTCGTCCGCCTGCTCACGCTGACGGCGGATCGTGTACGAGCCGGGACCGATACCGGCGAACGCATGCTCCGGATGGCCCAGGTACGCCACCGTCCCCTCGGGGACGAGCAGGGTCGCCACCCGCAGATCTTGGGCGTCGGCCGGGTAGGTGTCGCACAGGACGCCCGGGCCGTCGGCGTAGATGGCGTGGGTGTTCCCGCCGTTCTCGCCGCGCACGACCGGCGTACCGGTCCGGGGAACGGCGGCGGCGGCGGCCGCCTTGCAGTCGGGCAGGACGAGGACGTCGCCCTGACGTTGCGGACCGGTTAGGACCGGGATCTCGAAGTCGGGGGCGTGTCCGGTCAGGATGGTGACGCCGGTCTCGGTGGCCAGGTCGCCGATGGTGCGGGTTGCGGTGATGCTCATGCTCATGCTCCTTCTTGATGGGTTGGGTGGTCAGCAGGCGCGTTGAAGCGCCCGGTACAGGTCGACGGGCAGGTCGAAGGTCCAGGCACTGGCTTCGGTGGGGTCGGTGATGTCGGCTGGGACGGTCAGGCCAAATTCGTGCCGTTCACCCGAGCGTTCGACTGTCGCGTTGGTGCAGCGCAGCAGGTTCACCGGCTCGCGGTACAGGCCCATCCCGACGCCGCGACGGTCGGTCAGGGCTGGGACCCGGTACAGCGACAGGCGCTGACCGGGGTTGCCGGGGTCGGGTGCGTCAGCGCCGATCTGCTGCCATCCGGCGGCGCGGATGATCCCGGCCCACCCGTCCCGGTCGGCGAGGATCTCCACGGCGCACCGGCGTACCTCCGCGTTCTCCTCACGCATGATCCGGTCGATGGGCCACCCGTCCTCGATGAGGTCGGCGGGGACCTGCACGCCATGCCAGGAGTAGATGCCCCACCCGTCGGCCCACGCGATCGCGGTACCGGTGCCGCAGTGGAGGCGGTTGACCCCGGCCACGTTCTCGACGTGGAGCTCGGTTGGGCGGTCGGAGACGATACAGTGCCCGCCGAACCACCATGAGGGGCCGGCGAGGCACATTGTGTTGTCGGCGTCGAGCCGGTTCCACAGGTCGTCGCCGAGGTCGAGCCCGTGGTCGCGGAACCAGGTCGCCCAGGCGTTCGAGGAGCACCAGAGGTTCCCGCCGCGGTATTGGGCGTACCACTGGGTGCGAACTTTGCTCAGTCCCCGGCGGATGGGTTCGTGGAGCCACTCTTGATAGGGCGCGAGTAGAGACACGCCGGCCCGCACGCCGGCCCGCACGCCGTCCTCCACGCCGTCCCCCACGCCGTCCCACACGCCGGTCCGCACGCCGGCCCGCACGCCGGCCTCCACGCCGTCCCACACGCCGTCCCACACGCCGGCCCGCACGCCGTCCCACACGCCGTCCCCCACGCCGTCCCACACGCCGTCCCACACGCCGGCCCGCACGCCGGCCTCCACGCCGGCCTCCACGCCGTCCTCCACGCCGGCCTCCACGCCGTCCCGCACGCCGTCCCCCACGCCGGCCCGCACGCCGACCCGCACGCCGGCCCACACGCCGGCCTCCACGCCGGCCCGCACGCCGACCCACACGCCGGCCTCCACGCCGTCCCCCACGCCGTCCCGCACGCCGGCCCGCACGCCGGCCTCCACGCCGGCCCGCACGCCGACCCACACGCCGGCCTCCACGCCGTCCCCGAGGTGCGCGGCTGCCGCAGGGGCGACCTCAGCGGCCACGCTGGCGGCTATCGCAGCAGCCAACGGGGACGCGACGCCGAGGAACACCCGCGGTTCCGGCAGCCCGGCGTACCCGTACATTCGGCGGGCGGCGGCCTCGACCTGGGCCCACTCGTCGGCGTTGAGGGGGCCGGTGCGGAGGCCGGTGGCGGTCCACCGGTCGACGTAGCCGGGGAAGGTGGCGCGTTCGGCGTCGGTGAGGGTGTCGATGCGGGTGCGCTTGGCGGGGGTGGCGGTGTCAGTCATGGGACGTGTCTTTCTGGGATGTGGTGACGCGGCGGGTGTGTTGCGACCCCGGCGCGGGGAGGGGCGTCAACCCGCGCCGGGGAAGTGGTCAGGCGGCGTCGCGTGGGTGGTATCTGCCTGCGCTGTCGATGACCACGCCGCACCGGCATCGCAGCCACCCGCAGGGGGTGGAGCGGACCGGAGGCTTGCAGTGCGGCTCTGCCGTGTCGGCGAGGAGCCGCTTGCACTTCGGGCAGTAGGGCGGGAACTGGACCTCGCTCGGGGCGGTCATGACGCGGCCTCAGTCCGCGACTTCAGCCGGTCGCGGTATTGGCGGGTACTGGCGGCGCAACCCTCGGTGCAGATCGGGCAGCGGCAGCCGTGGTTGCGGTACGCGGACGTGCCGTGGGTGAAGGTCACGCGGCCACCGCCTTGGCGAGGGCCTCGACGTCGGCCCGGTTGAGTTCAAGGAGCAGCGAGCGCCCTAGCGCGTCGAGGCGTTCCTTCGATCCGGGGACGAGGCTGGGATGCCCGGTCGTGCAGGCCACGAAGTCGCGCACGAGTGCGCCGGCGCTGCCTTCCTCAATCGCGATGTAGTCGAGACCGCCTCGTGGTGAGGCGTGACGCATTCCAGTGGTGGCGCAGAGCCAGCCGAGGAACGCGGAGCCGATCTGCTCGACGGTCATGTCCGGGTCGTAGGTCACGACGCCACGTCCTCAAGCTGGTCGAACCACGCCTCGAGGTCGTCCACGCGGATGCGGATAGCGCGACCGCTGCGCTTGGCCCGCAGGACGCCGTGGTTGATCGCGGCCCGGATGGTGTCCTCGGATAGGTCGGTCTTGGCGGCGGCGGTCTTGATCGAGACTGCGATGGCGTCACTCATGACGCCACGGCCACGGCCGTGCAACCGTGCGGGTGGGCCATGAGGACCCGACGGTCCTGGATGGTCAGCGCGGCGAGGATCGCGTTGTAGACCTTGGGCGAGACGCGGGTGGAGTGGCCCAGCTCGATCTTGGCGATGTAGGGCCGCTGGACGCCGACCTGTGCGGCGAGTTCGGCGACCCCGAGTCCGGAGCGGATGCGCAGCTCACGGAGGGCGTATCCGTTGACCTCAACGGTGGTGGGGGTGGGTGGCATGGGTCTATATAACCACGAACAGGAACACTTGGCAACAGACGAGAACAGGAACTTTCTGCGGCTCTGGCGTGCAGAAAGACAGCCGTGTCATTCGTCGTCGTGACCTGCGCGAACGCCGATGTTCCTGCGTGCCAGTAGATGTTCCTAAGCGTTTCTGTCAGTGTTCGCGTATGGACCCATCGGAAGAGCAGCGCGCACAGTTGGCAGCCAAAATCATCAGCGAGCGCCTCGCCACATTCGGCGACAAAAAGGCTGCCTACTCGGCGGCGAAGGTGAACTCCGCGACCTGGGACAAGGCCGAGTCAGAGCAGCGCGTCAGACCAGACCTGCTGGCTCGCATCGTGAGGACTCTCTGGCCGGAGACGCGGGGTGACTGGCGAGCGGCTGTCGGTGTAGAGGGGCAGGATGCCGAGTACGTCGCCGCCCCCGGCGAGCGGGTCGAAAGCGACGTGACCAATGAGCAGATCATGCGACGGCTGGACGAGATGGCGAGGGACATTGAGGCACTCAAGCGCCAGCAGGGTTCCTGACCCGTGGGCCGCGCTCGGCACGTCGGACCTGATGATGACGCGCATGGCGATCTCCGAGCCGGGCCGCTACTACCACGACCGTCGCTCCATCGTCCTGCGCGAGGGTCTGCGGCTCGACGAGGAGCGGGCGGTGCTCTGGCACGAGCTGGTCCACGCGCGCCGTGGAGACGCCGACTGCGCAGGCTGGTTCCGTTCGGCTCAGGAGAGGTCGGTGGAGCGCGAGGCGGCCCAACGGGCCATGCCGCTGGCGGCGATGGAACACTGGCTCAGCGAGACGACGGACTGGCCTGAGTTCGTGTGGCACATGAAGGTGCCCGAGCCGTGGGTCCGCTTCCGCGTGACGGTCGCTCACCCTGCTGAGAGGGCTCTCCTCGAGCGGGCTTGTCGGTGGGGTCGGGCAGAGTCGACGGCATGAAGACCGACGACCTCGAGCGGGTCCGCCTCGCGGCCGCGTCGTTCCGTACGGAGCCAGCGCGGGAGCGTGAGATCCACGACAAGTTCGGGAACGTGACCGCGTTCTGGCAGCGAGTGAACCACCTCATCGAACAGCCCGACGTCCTCACCGTCCTGCCAATCGAGTGCCGGCTGCTGCGTGCGCGCCGAGTCCGCAGGTCTCAGGGCGCTAGGTCCAAAGGTCACATTGTGGACACTCAGTGAGCAGACCATCTGAGGATCTGTTGTGATGACCTGCGAAGGTGGAGGCTCCACCGCGCGGAACGAGGGGAAGCAAGATGGCACAGAGTCCTGGATGGTATCCGCAGAGCGACGGGACGCAACGCTACTGGGATGGCCAACAGTGGACCGAGCACACCGCTCCGAGCGCCCCACAGGGACCGCCAGCTGCCCCGCCGCTCGCGAAGAAGAAGAACTGGTTCCTGCGGCACAAGATCCTGACGGGGCTGGGCGCCCTGGTACTGCTGTTCATCGTGATCGGCACCGCGAACGGCGGCAACTCCTCCACGCCCACGGGGTCGACCGCGGCCTCGGTGTCGTCTGCGCCCTCAAGTTCTGCATCGTCGAGTCGTGCGTCGTCGGCGCCCGCACCGCCGACGAAACCGACGCCCGCGCCGCCCGCGCCCTCCTCGGCCCCCGCATCACCGTCACCGGCGGTCCCGCCGCCAGCCGCTCCGGCCGAGACGGTCAGCCAGCAGAACGCGGTCAGGAAGGCGAAGGACTACCTCGACTTGACGGCCTTCTCGCGCTCGGGGCTGATCAAGCAGATGCAGTTCGATGGCTTCTCCGTCGCGGACGCGACCTACGGCGTCGACAAGCTGAACGCCGACTGGAACGAGCAGGCAGCCAAGAAGGCCAAGGACTACTTGGCGTTGACGTCGTTCTCCCGGGCGAGCCTCATCAAGCAGTTGCAGTTCGACGGCTTTACCACCCAGCAGGCCGAGTACGGCGTGCAGAAGGTTGGCCTCTGA